AACAGACTTGAAGAAGTTTTCTCTAATGGATTTTGGGCTACTGCCTTTATCCCAACAATAAGCAAAGAACAAGCAGAAAAAGAATTGGGTAAGAAAATAATTTAATAATAAACTAAAACATAAAATTATGAGTACATTTTACGAATGCAAAGTTAAGTACAGAAAAACAACTGAAACCGGATCGCAAAAGATTGTAACTGAAGCTTATTTAGTCGATGCTATTTCTTTCACGGAAGCCGAAACCCGTATTAACGATAAGATGCGTGAATACATTAGCGAAGAAATTAAAGTTACGAACATCAAAGTTGCTAATTATGCTGAGGTTCACAATTTCGAAGAAGGTGATTTATTCTTTAAATCAAAAGTAGTATTGTTTGCTTATGATGAAGAAACCGGAAAAGAACGAAAAAGCAACCTTTATCTATTGGTTCAGGCTAAAGATGCAAAAGAAGCTTATGATAATACATTACAGATCATGCAAAACACAATGGGTGAGTATTCAATTCCTGCTGTATCAGAAACCGCAATAGTTGATGTTTTTCACTATGTAAGCGAAAACGAGTAAGTCAACAAAATCAATACCTAAGGCAGAAACCTACAGTAGCAAAACACTAAACATTTTAAACAATTAATAAAAATCAAAACTATGAGAACAATTAAATTATTTTTATCAGCAATCATCTTATTTTCATTTGCCAGTTGCTATGAGTTCAACCGTGAACAAGATCAAAAAGACGCACAAAGCGAAGGTATGGGAATACTGTTAAAAGCTGAATCATCAAAAAAAGCAATGATTGAAGAAGCTAAAGCAAAAAGCGAAAGTTCTATTTTAGCAGCTAAAGCCCGACTAGAAGTTGCTGAGCTTGATTCAAAAGCTAAATTCAAAAAAGCTGAAGCTGAGGAAAATTACATTAAAAAAGTGAGCGCGTCGCTAAAAGACAACCCCGAGTATATTAAATATCTTCAGGTAAAATCTATAAACGATAGTAAGGCACAAAAAGTATTTATTCCAACCGAGGCAAACGCGCCAATAATAATTAAGTAAAATGAAATTCACACTTTTTATTTTAGTCGGAATTCCGGTTTTGATTCTTTTTTATCTTATGGTTATTAAGATTTTTAAAGAGTTGATAAAATGGATAAAAGAAAAATAATACTATTAAATGTCTGCTAACACCATAAGTATTTTTAACCCCGTAAACGAACAATTTAAGGGTTTTTGCTTTTTATGTTGGTTTTGTGTAACTTTGAATAAAATAAATAATCATGCCAGCACCATTAGGAAATCAAAACGCAGTAGGTAATAAAGGGGGTTGTCCTCCTTATTACGATACAAATAATCCTGAGGATATAGAAAAGGTTTCAATGCTATGTATTGAGTTTTTTGAATATATAAAAGGAGAATACAAAGAGGATGAATTTGAAACGGAACCCGAAGTATTTGAGGTAAAAAAAGAATGGGTTCGAGCTCCAGAGCCTCCAACGGTTACCGGACTAACTTTATATCTTGGTTTTGAATCGAAAACTACTCTGTATGAGTACGCTAAGAAAGTTGAGTTTATGAACCCAATAAAAAGAGCATTGCTTAAAATAGAGCAGTATCACGAAATAGCGACTTCAATGGGGGATAAATGCACGGGTAACATTTTCATACTTAAAAACTTTGGATGGAAAGATACTATTGATACAAATCATTCAGGAGAAATAAAAAATACAGGTACCCCCTCTATAGTATTTAAAAAATTCAATAATGAGCAATGATATTCAAATATCATATAAGTTTGAGCCTTTATTTGAATTATTAGACGATAATTGCAATACTCAGGTAGATACTATAATTTTAACAGGTGGACGTGGATCCTCAAAATCTTTTAATGTTTCTGTTCTTTCGCTTGTAGGAGTTGTAGAATATGCTTGGAAAATACTTTATTCCAGGTTTACAAACGTATCAATAAAAGATAGTATCAAAGAAGAGGTTTCAGGTAAAATAGAAATACTTAACTATGAGGATAAATTAATAGATAATGAATACCGCATAGAATCTAAATCAGGCAATGGATTTATTTCCTTCAAAGGAATAAAAACAGGATCAAAAGGGCAAACAGCAAACTTAAAGTCATTATCTGGATTTAATTGCTTTATTGTTGATGAAGCCGAAGAGATACCAAGTTTAGAAACTTTTAAGAAAGTATTTTATTCTATTCGATCAGTTGATAGAAGAAATATTTCTATTTTAATTTTAAACCCAACAACTAAAGAACATTGGATTTACCAAGAGTTTTTCGAGAAGAAAGAAATTGAAGACGGATTCTGTGGCATAGTAGATAATGTAATGTATATTCACTCTAGTTATTTAGATGTTAACCCTAAATTTATCCCTGAAAACATAAAAAGAGACTATAAGAGGCTAAAAATAGATAACATAGACGAATATACTAATGTGGTATTAGGAGGATGGAAAACAGATATTGAAGGCGTTTTACTACCTATGTCTTCATTAAGATTTGAAAACCTTGACAATATACTTGAAGAAAGTATTATTTTTAAATTTTCATGTGGTGATCCTGCTGACAAAGGAGGGGATCATTATTCTTTTCCTATGATGCACGTAGCAATGATTGACGGTCAAATAGGCTGTTTTGTTAAAGATGTTATACACTCAAAAGAAGGTATCGAGATTGTTACTGAGCGTTATATAATGAAGTCTAGATTGCAACATATTGAAGAATCATTTTTAGAGGCTAACGGCGTGGGACTTGCAGCTTATATTTTATTAAAAAAAGACATTTCAAATCATTCAATTGTAAAACCTTTTAATAGTTCAATTCCTAAAGAGGTCCGAATTTTGTCAAATTATGAATTTGTAAAAAAGTATTTTATATTTGATTCTAATTACAAAAATAATCCTGAATACTATAATTTTATTAAACACGTTGTGGCTTATGAGCGTGAAGGAGAAAACAAAAATAAGAAGGATGCTATAGATTCCTTATGTTCAGCTGCTGCAATATTAAAAATAAAGTATAAACAGTTCTTATATGCATAAAAAAAGCCTCATTAATTTGAGGCTTTTTAATTTTCTTAATTATATCTTCTGACCAGTCCGAGGCTAGCAATTTTTGTACTTTGCGTTCCTGTTGGCGTAACGGCCACCCTGTAATATTGATAAGGACTTGCTATAATTGCAAAGGCGCATGATTGCGAGGCTACATCTGTAAGAGTGAAAGCGGTTTGATTAGGAATATCAAAATAAGTAATCCCATCAATAGAGCCTTGTGGCTTGACTGTTCCGGCTACAGTTCCGGAAATCTTAGTTAAATTGCATTGAATCGTAAAATGAACATTTGAACCGTTTACAATAGCATACTGAAACTTTGCAACTGCGTTAGTGATTGTATCAGTTGCCGGATGGGTTGGAGTGCTCAGCAAATTACCTACAGCGGTATAACTGATTTTTGGACCCGTGACCTGGGCTGAAATTGAAATAGTTAGCATAATAGCCAACATTAAAAAAGCTTTTTTCATTGTTTTATGTGTTTAAATTAATTAATTAGATACAAATATAAAATAAAATTAGTAAGTTTGTATCTGTAATGTTGTGATAACATAGCTAATATGACAAAATCAGGGTTAATAAATAACAAAAGGATTATTCGATTAGTTTCGGATAGTCCTTTTTTACTTTAGAATTAAATGAGTTGGAATCCTTTCAATAGAAATAAATCTACTAAAACTAAAGTAACTGGTTTTGCAGAACAAGACAATGACGGTCAATGGTTTCAGTATTTTAAACAATACGTAAACTCGCTAAACAATGAAGATTTAGTAAAGTTTTGCAACGAAAACGCCTATGAATTAGCGTGTAATGTTGCTGAAATATTTATTCCTATTGATGCTATTGCTGATCGTGTTGCAAGTGTGCCTTATGTTCTTAGAAATAAAAAAACACAGGAACCGTACGAGGCTAAAGGAAATTTATTACGGTTAATTGAACAACCTAACCCGTTTGATAGATTGAGCGATTTAATTTATAAAAGTGTGTTTTCTGAATTATCAGACGGTAACAGCTACACTTATACTAAAACGCCTGAATCATTAGTTAATCCGACAATTGACAATATTTCAAATATTTGGGTATTGAAACCTAATCTAACTAAGCCGTGTTTTTTTAAAGCGGTTCCGAATCCTTTTTTGATTAAGTCAAAAGATGAATTGATAGAGTATTACAAAACTTTTTTCATGTATAAGCATGAGTTAAAGCCTAGATATGTTCTACACAGAACATCTTTAGGTATTAACGGAGACGGAAGGAGTTTAAGCCCTTTGAAAGCTGTTGAAATGAATATAAACAATATTCTAGCAGTTTACCAGGCAAGATATAATGTTTACGCTAAGAATGGTAACGGAGGTATTTTAAGCAAAGCGCCGAGCGCTTCGGGTTCAAGTATTCAAGAAGCTGTTGATCCGGTTACACGTGATCAGATATTAACGGACTTGCAAAAGCGTAACGGTATCACAGGAGATAAAAATTTTATTGGTATTTCAGCCATTCCTTTGCAGTTTATCAAAACGCTTGGAACAATACAAGAGTTGCAGCCATTTGAAGAAACAGAGGAAAACGCAATTAAAATTGCGGGTATTTTTGGAGTTGATCCGGAGATAATTCCAAGGAAAGGAAGTTCTACATTCACCAATAAGAACGATGCGGAAAAAGGACTTTGGCAAAACGTAGTTAAATCGATGTGTGAGGACAAGGCAAAGGATTTAAGCAAGATTTTTTATTTGCCTGAAGAAATAGAGTTTTACCCTGATTTTTCACAAGTTGAAGCATTGCAAGAAGATAAAAAGACAGGACTTGAAAGCGACGGAATACTATTAGATAACCTTGCTAAAATGACAGATGCAGGACAAGACGTAAAACAAGCTTATAGTAATTTAACCGATAAATACAATGGGAACTAAATTAACCTTACAGGAAATAAATAAGCAGTTAGAGAAGAAAAACATTGACCCGTGTTTGCGTAAATCTTTAAAGGATAAACAAAAAGCACTTGACAATAATAAAGAAATTAAGAAATGATAAAATCTATTTATTTTCCTGATAAAGTATATTCTAATAAAGAAGAATTACACGAAGATTTAAAGGCTAATTTAGATGTTATAATTGCGTCTAAAAAGGCACAAATACAAAAGTCTTGCGAAAAAGGAATTTCTGTAAGTTGTAAATCTTTGGATTTGTTAAAGTTTACAGATCAATTAAAAGGAATAAAGATCGATGATAATTTTTGGTATATAGCGGTAAACACCACTAGAATATTAGATAGTCATGATGATTTGCATTTAGACGGTATTTGGAATAAATCTATTAAAGATCAACAAGGGCAAAATTATTTAGTAGCAGATCACGAATTAAGAATTTCTGATGTAATTGTTAAAAAAGAATATGTAGAAATGTTTGTCGCTAATATCCCATTTTCGTTATTAGGTAAAGATTACGAAGGGAATACACAGGCTTTAATATATAAAGTTCCAAAAGACAAAGTTATACACGACGCTGCTAAAAATTGGCTTGAAAGTGGTGACGCAATAGAGGGGAGTGTTAGAATGCAATATGTAAATATTATGTTTGCATTAGACAGCAATCATCCGGATGATGCAGCAGCTAAAAAGAATTATGACGATTATATTGACACCATAGCGAACAAAAAAGATTTCGAATACATATCTTACTTCTTTCCAATAAAAGAGGCTAAAAACGTAAAAGAATCAAGTTTGGTCGTTCTTGGAAGTAATTCAGTAACAGGATCGATTACAAATACAAAACAAGCCGAGAAATCACTTGAAGATAATAAAGAAGAGCCGACTAAAGAAGTCACTCCGGTAGTAGAAAAGAAAAAACAATTAACATTCATTTAATTAAACACACATGAAAGGTAAAAACATTTCATTATTGGAGGCTTTGAAAAATACAGGCGCTTCAATTGAACCGGATCAAGAAAAGTTTTTAAATGCTTTAGATGAAGCTTTAAAAGCTCGTCAGGCAGATACTGACGAAAGTTATTCTGATTCTCTTAAAGCAGCGCTTGCTGAAACATTAGGAGCTATCGAGAAGGACGATAAAGGAAACATTGTTCCATTAGCTACGCAAATGAAAAATATTGCTGAAGCTATTGAGAAAATGGAAAAACACAACACTCAATTAATTGGAGAAAAAGAAAAATTCCAATTAAAAAAGTATGTGAGAGAAAACCACAAAGCAATTGTTGATGCTGTTAAAAACGGTAAAGATTTGCCAGGTTTCGAATTTCACGCAATCAAAGCTGCTGCGATGTTTACTACAACATCTGCAATGACAAATGGTGCAGGAGTTGGATTGCCATTAGTTGAAAACTATTTAGTTGAAAACGATATTGCTTTAATCCGTCACCCGGAAAACTTCATCTTAGATGTGATCCCAAACAATCAAGTTGCTAAGGTGCCGAGTGAAGTTGTAAGAACTGAACAAGCTACTGAAGAGGGAGCTGTTGCGGTTGTTGCTGAGGGAGGAACTAAGCCGTTAACTTCTGATACTTTTATACGTAACCGTACATTGCGTAAAAAATATGCAGGACGTATCGAATGGACAGAAGAATTTGAAATGGATAACGAAATGTTGTTCGCTGAAGTTGTTCGTTTGTTTGAAGATAAGGTTATTAGAGCTTGGCAAGATGGTATTATTACCACTATTCAGACCAATGCAGTAGCTTACACTTCGTCTGTTTTGGACGGTACTTTTGTTAAGCCTGACAATGGTTTAGCGGTTATTGCGGGTCAATCTGTAATTCAAGGTATGTATTTCACGCCTAATGTTGTTATCATGAATCCAAGCGATATTTTCGCCGCAATGTTCACGCAAGACACAGAAGGAAGAACAGAATTGAAACCTTATATTGTCAATACAAACGGATCTTATACAATTAATGGAATGCGCGTTTTTGCATCTTATAAAATTGCACAAGGAACGGCTTTAATTGGTGATTCATCTGTTTATAGAGAGTGGCACGGTGCTTTTATTTTCAGAGTTGGTACTTATGGTACTCAATTTATTGAAAATGAAAAAACAGCAATTGGCGAGGTATTCTCTTTGTTAAGAATTGCAAACAACGAAAAACCTGCATGGATGGTTATCGACTTAGAGGCTGTAAAAGCAGATTTAGAAATTCAAACACCTTAAAAAATAAATAGATATGCCACAGTTCGATATTAAACAGGAAGAATCAAAAGAAGTAGCAAAAGCTACTTTTGAGAAAAAAGAAGATTATAAAGTAGTGACTTTAGTTAAAGACCCTCAGAAGAAAGAAAGGCTTTTACATATT